CGCGCGCACCCAGCTCAGGAACGCTTCACGATACTCCTTGGTGCCGCGAGGATCAGTCCTTTCCTCAGGCGCGCTCGCCGGTTCCGGAACCGCGCGAGCAGGCTCCTCGAGCTCGCGCTCCATGGCCGCCAGTCTGGCCTCGCGATTGGCCAGTTCCTCGAGGTCCATGGCGCGCTTCTCCAGGCGATCGAACTCCTCCCGCTCAACGGCGTCGAGCTCGCGCCCCTCGGCCTCGGCGCGATCAAGCAACTCACGCATGCGCTTAACCGCTTTGGCCTTCTCGGTTCTATATTCGAGTTCTTTGCTCACCTTCTTCACCTCCTCATATTTGGCTTATATTCCCAGCAACTCCAGGCGCTTGCGCAGCAGCGACAGCCGCCCCTGCGGACCATCGCATCCCTGCTCCGCCGCGACCCCCTGGTCGCGGCTCCCCAAGCAATCCTGGAGCGTGCGGATAACACCAGCGATTACATCGCGATCTATTGAAGTTGCTTGGCCAGATCTTGCTCTTCTGACGGCAATCCCCAGCGCGTTTACGTCCACCCCAACAGAACGCAATAGCGATCGCAAAGATATGGTCGTGCTCGGATATGCGGGCATGGTGACCGGTCCAAGTTCATAGAGTTCCAGTTCATGAATTTCGCGCTTTGCCGAAGAATTTCCTTTTGCGGGGCTCCACTCATCGCGAAGTACAGTGAATCTGAAGGAGCTACCTTTTACGTCTCCACGCTCAATTAGCGTTACGAGATCGCGCGCATAGGAAACATCTGGTAAATCACATTCGTAATCAAGGCCCCGCTTACCTTCGGAGAGCCGAAGCGTCCCATTGGACAGCCTCCCCAGAACAAGGTGGTCTTCGTGGTCGCGGCAACAGACCACATCATATCCTTCATATTTGACCGCGCCGGGAAGGACGCGCTCCACGAAGCCCCCCAGGTCTTCGCTCCAGGAATTGTATGGGATGCCGGGATTACCGATGAGGATACCGGGCCCCCCGCCCTCTCTCCGCAGAATTCGAAGCTCGGAACTCGGCAGGCTCCGCACCTCGTAATCGCCGAACATCTCCCCGAGGTCGTCCACCGGCAGGGAACGCAGGGGGGCGGGCTCCAATTCGGCGTCCCGGAGATGGGCCGCCAGATGTTTCCACACGCCTTCCCTATCGGCTTCGGGGATGTCGGCACCGCCGCGGGCACCGTTGAGGACACCGATGCCAGTTTGGCAAGCCTTAATATTGGCAGCCCCCACCTCGCCGTCAGCGGAAACGTTGTGGTGGATGAATTTGTAGGCGGCTTTGGTGTCGGGGTCCTTTTCGGGGTCGACCCAAGCATACGCCTGCCGGTAGTATTCGGCATCCCCGTCNTTACGGAGATTCGCTTCGTTTCTTGGCCCGTCCCACGGTGCGTCGGATACCGCAGTGTGATGCACGGGCAGCGCTTTCCTCTCATCCATCTCTCTTCCCGCCTCCTTCCAAAGGTTCACGCATACGGCGAACCGCTGCGTCTCATCCTCGAACTCGGAGACCATGACTTCGTCTCCCATGCACCTATTAAGGAAATCCTTTTGGGATTCTCCGGTTTTTGGCGATGGTAGCGGCAATTAAACCACCCCCATAATCTGGCATGTACACCCCAGCGTTAATGGCGGGGTGGAAACATTCCATGATGGCTTGAATGTTTTTCTGCCCTCGAACAGGGAACGCTCGGGAAGAATTAATTCATCAGCGATGGTGACAAAAAATGATCCTCGACATTCGCCCGAAATGACGCGCTCCTCGCCGTCCATAAGCTTACAGGGAGCGAGCCCATCGAGCTCAATCCAGCGAATTTTGGGAATACCAGAGAAGAAATACTCGCCCTTGCTGGTAAGCCCTGCCACCCGCGTTATCTCCCACTTGGCTACCTGCTCCGGTCTGCGGGCGAGCCAATCTTCAAGTAATTCATCCAGCTCGTTTGGTGATTTTTGAGCGGCAGAAATCAGGGCGGCCTTTGAGGCGTCGATGTTCCAGCGAACCGTGTTTTCGATATGCTGATTAATACACTCAGTAAGTTTCGGCGTAAGACCATGCGGGGATCCTATCTCGTCGGCGGCCAAAGATTGAACCGCCTTTGCCTGCGCCATGATAGGCACGCTGAATGCGCGCAGGGCGTGTTCGTAATGCTCCACATAATACTGATCAACCCATGCCGCGAATCCCTGTGGGTCGTTTGGCAAAAATTTCAAAGCGGCCCGGCGAATATCTTGAGTTTCTCGCTTAGTTAAGCGGTAAATGCTATCCTTATAAGCATCCGCGAAAGATTCGGATATCCGCTTTTTGAGCAGCGCTCTCTGACGTATGAGGGTTTCGGGATTTGCCCTAATATTTAATGTTTTCCATTTAGATCGCCCTTCTTCTTCGTTCCCTCTCTGACTTGCTGATGCCGCTTGGGCCTGAACCATGTTAACCGGCATCCAGGTAGACGCTGCAGCCCCACCCATCGGATTCATGTTTTCCTTTGCCCTGACCTCATCGGGCGTGAGAAATCCCCACTGGATACCTGTACCATATGCCCTATAACGGCTCTCGGTATCTGCCCTAAGGAGAGAATCCATCAGAAACTCAATTATGTATTCTCTTTTCTCCTCCGGTAGAAAAAGCCTTGAGCGAAGGGCCTGTTCCCACCTGACACACCACGGCTCAATACAATCGCTCATATACTCGATGCCCTGGTGCTCAATGTTCGAGTAGGTGGCTCTTTCCAAATCCTGTATTTTATGGGGCGGCACACGGAAAAGTCGGGCAATTTCCGTAACCTGGAATTTCATTAGCTCGACGAATTGGGCGTCCTCCAGGGGGACACCAAGGGTCTTCAGATCCCAGCCTTGTTGAAGAATAGCCATGCGGAATTTCTTGGAAACTCCGCCGAATTTGGAGCGAAAATCCTGTCTGATAGTTTCTTTCTGCTCATCAGTAACTCGCGCGGGAGCGAGGAGGATTAGGCCAGGCGTGGTATCATTGCTGAAATACCGCGCCCCGTATTCCTGAGCGGAGAGATACAGGGCGATACTCTCACGAGCGTAACTGATGACCGATCGTCCCCGCAGGCCATCGAAACCGAGGCCGGGAACATGCAACACGTAATCCTTAGAAAGTACCTCCTGCCCTCCAGTTGGCAAAGTAATGCGATATTGCACGTCGTACGCATGGCCGGATTGAACGCGCTCTACCTGAACCTGATTAGGATGGAGAAACCATAGGCCAACGGGGCGTCCCGCTTTATCTCGATCAATGAACAGGAAAGCGTCGCCATAAAGTAGGATTGATGCCTGCGCAATCTGGCGCAAAGTAAACGAAGTCATAACGGGGTTGGGCTCGTCATGTAATAGCTTATACAGGGGGTGCTCCATTGCTCGTTCTTTTCCCCCGTCTTGTGTACGACGGTAGACGAGGAGGGGAAGTTTCGCGATGTCCTCACTGATTACGCGCACACATGCATATACGGCCGAGACGCGCAGGGCGTTTTCGCTGTTAACCCGTTTTCCGCTTGCCGTTTCCTCGCCGACCAAAGCATCAAAAAGCAATTCGTTCGGCATGGCTAACGTAACGGATCGCCGTTCAAGCATCCTGGAAATTACTCCCATTTATCCCCACCTCGCCCCTATAACCCCGAAGGCAAGAGTTATCAAGCCACCAACGATTATCGCTGTCGGATAGTGGATTATCGCGAGGCCGCCCACAATCAGGGCGGCACCAAGAATTACCAGACAATCCCAAAAATCCATCAGAGAAATATCACCTCCTCCCCCACCCCCACGTCCTGACCAGAGAACCGCATGGCCACCGCAAGCGCGGTTATCAAGGCTACCATTCCGTCAATCTTCTCCCGGCTCTTCTCTTTGTCGGGCTTTAAGTTCCCGGCCGGATCGGTCTTGACTACCAGGTTGTCCGCCATCCACCGGAGGACGGGGTGGCCTCCATGGCGCAATTTCCGCTCGATGACAAGTTTGGCCAGTTCCTTTGTGGGTTCGGTCATCGACTTAAACCCCGGCCGAACCTCGATCATCTCAATGCCGTTTTCTTCCAACCGCTGAGCAAATTCCGCAGCGTTCCAGGGATCATAACCAATGCGGAAAAACCTATAGCGACGCGACAGGTTGAGGATATCTTGTCGAATTGCGGCGTAATCTATGACCTCCCCGGGAATGGCGCGGATGAACCCCTGCCTCGCCCAGGCGTCGTAGGGAACGCGATCCTGGCGGGACCTCTCCACAATCGCCGCTTCCGGTACCCAGAAGTAGGGAAGGACATACCAGTTGTCGTCCCCGCCCTGGGGCGGGAAGAGAAGTACGAAGGCCGCCAGGTCTATCCGGTTTGCCAGGTCGAGACCGCCATAACAAATGCGGCCCTCCAGTTTTTCCGGCCTCACCAGGCCCGCGCTGGCGTCCCAAGTCCGGAGGTCGAGGAACCGGGTCTCCTGCTGAACCCACTCATTTAGATAGTACCTGCGGAATTTGTTTTGCTCAGCCGGATTGGCTAATGCTTTTGCACATTCCTCTCGCANGAAATCTTCCCTTACGCTGATGCCATAATTGGGGTTAACCTTCCTCCACACCGCGGGATCAGCCCAATCATCCCCGTCGTCCGTGGTGGAAATAAAGGCAAAGCGACTATCATCCTCGATCACTCCGCGCAAAACCTGCTCACTATAATCATGCTCTTGTCGGCAAATAGAGGGTGTTCCCCCTAATCCTGCCGTCGTAATAGCAAATATTAACGGCTGACGCCTTGCCCCCGTTGCTGATGTCAATACGTCCCAAAGACCACGGTCCTTGTGGGCGTGGAGCTCGTCAATGATTAAACCATGGATATTTAGGCCATCAAGAGTGTCCACATCAGCCCCTAAGGGCTCAAACTTCGAGAATTTTGGCTCATATGAAATATTTGACTGAAATACCCTCACCCGTCTCTTTAATTGTGGTACTTTCTGCAATATTTGTTTAGCAACATCAAACAGAAGGCGCGCTTGATCCCGTTTTGTCGCCGCGCAATAGACTTCGGCTCCATCCTCCCCATCACACAACGTTAGATAGAGCGCCAATCCTGCCGATAGGGTGGTCTTGCCATTTTTCCGCGGGACCTCCACATAGGCCGTCCGCACAAGCCTCGTCCCATCCTGGCGTATCCATCCCATTATGTATCCCAGGATGAACTCCTCCCACGGCTGCAGCTCAAAATTACACCCCGCCCATTCCCCTTTTACGTGTTTTAGGATCGTGAAAAACTTGATAATATCACGGGCCCTTTCCTCATCGAAATGATAGCCCTTAAGGGGCGCCTTTTTTAGCATGCGCAAGTGCCTTTCAGCCGCTAATCTCACTAGCTCACAGGTTAAAATCTCACCAGATGCAACCCTCTCCGCATATTCGGTGACGGGATCAAGGTTATCCTTCCCCCTCTTTTTCTTTGCCATTTCCTACCACCCGCAACTTAGGGCGTCCCATCAGCTTATCCAGGAATTCCTCTACCTCGCTTTCCTCCTCCCTTGGATTTAATGTGATCCTGCCCCTAGAGGAAGGGGTGAAACCAAACTCGGCACAAATCGCGCGCAATTTCTGGATGGCTGAATTTCTAATCCCGATATATGGATTGACAATTGGGTACCCACTAGGGGACAAGACCAGCATTTTGTCCGGGGATTCCTTAATTTTTTTCTCCGCCCTTACTACCGTCTCCCACAGCGCACAATAACTTGCCAACATTGCCATGTCCACCCGACTGATAAGGCCCAACTTTTCCAGCTCGGGAACGATTCTATTCCATTCCTTCCTGCCATAATATCCCAGACACGATGGTGGTTCCGGGGCAATTGGATCCGGCCTGGGCTCACATTCGTTAAGGGGCCTCTTGCCGGGATTCCCGTGTAATTCCTTCAGCTTAGTCGGCTTAGGCTTCCTCCCCTGCATCTTTTCTCACTTTCCCCCATATTGACAACATTTTGTCTCTCTCATAATCGCAATATTCATCCCATGGTAGTGGCCTATCCGTCGGGTAGGGCCCAACTAGGTCGAACCCTGCTGTTTCCTTGAATAACTCAAGGAAGTGGCGTGGGTATTTCTTGAACTTACTTTCATGAAACGCGAAATTGTAGACCAACTTCGCCGTTTTGGGCGTGCTCCTGATAGCCAACATGCGACGTATCATGGTCCAATCTGAGGTCAGCAGGGGCCGATTAGTGAGTTTTATCTTCCGCCCCCTCCAGAGATTTGCAAAATCCACAAGATACTGCCTTTTCCCCATAGCGGGCCTATACCACTGCAACGGAGTTTGGGCACTGGGGGAAAAGGCNTTCCAATGAATTGCAATCGTNTATCCTTCAGGCATTTCGGCATCAATCCTGTCTAAGAGCTTGCAAAANCTTTCCATTTCAGAGGGGGTTTCTCCCGGAAGTCCATANATCATGTACCAATCCATCGTTTTGATGCCGTATTTCGCCACCAGNCGGCAAAATTCAACGATTTCATTATCCGTAAATGGCTTACCGATTCTTTTTCTGATCCTATAACTCATCCCCTCCACGCCAATTCTCACTTTCCTTAGGTACTCCAAAGTCTCTGGATTTTTCAAAATCCCCCTTAAGGTGACATCCGAACCGGTATCTGTCTTTCCGAGCTTCTGAAACAATTTTTGAATCTCAGAAAACCTCGAATGTGAGGTACGATCAGCAGCAAAAGCGCGGATTGACTTAGTTTTTACGGATCTCAGAATCTCCTCGATATCTACCAGACTCGCCTCCCTGTATGGCTTTAGCCAACCATATTGGCAAAAATAACATCGATTTTTACAACCCCTTGAGAGCTCACAAAACGAACGTCGATTTTTTTGTAGGTCCTCGTAGAGGATGGGGTGTATTTCGTCTATTACAGCCCTTTTCCTATCCTTACCGGCCATGTAAGATTCCGAAAACGGGTCGAACAATTCACCATCTCCCATAAATACCTCAACATCAAAAGGGAGTAGGGCATTTGGTGAAGTTGTGGGGTAATTACCGCCGACTATAATTCTTCTGTTCTTTAGGTTTTTGTGAAACCTTAGCCGTAGAAATGGATATAATTGCTCGGGCCAATACAACGAAATCAATACTGGTCTATCCGAATTAAGAGAAAATGGATATATTTTATGTCCTTTTATTTCAAGGTTCCTTTTTACTAGCTCCAGCCCATAACAATTGTATGATTCGCCCGAAAACGTCAAACATTCAAACTCGGCCAATATGGTAGTGTACCCCCTCTATTTTTTTGGTCATGTCCTTGACCATTTCAAGTACCTCGTCGTGTTTGGTTTCGGGGTATGTGATTGTCATTTTTTTTCTGTCCTCCACCCACTTAACATCCTCTAACTCCAGCGATGATGGGAAAACCTTTTCTAATTCCGCTTCTTCGAATCCTACGTCCTGCAATAATTCTTTGGTAAATTCGGCCAATAATGGCCAGTCCCAATCACCTTGGTTCTTGTTGAGCCTCAGATTTAGCTCGCGCTCCTGGTCCTCGGTTAGATCCACATATACAACGGGCACCTTTTTAATGCCCATTTTGTGGGCTACTTCA